GACGGCACAGGCATGCGGGACTCTTGGATACACGCCCTGCCGACCAGTCCGACACACTGCTTCCAATGCGGCAGCTGGCCAGACGACCAGTTCGGCGATCTCGCCGAACTCAACCAAGACCAATATCCGGCATTGCCGGACAAATGGCGGCAGGCCATCGGCCTGCTGGAATCCACCTACAACAAGTAGAAAGGCAAAAACACAGAATGTACGGAACACAGAATTACGGCGGCGGATTCACCCAGCAAGGCGGAGCATCCTACCATCCGCAACAGCAAAACCAGCCAGCCGCCTCGTTGAGTCTCGACGACGTGATGCAGGGCGGAGCGCCCAGCGCGTTCAGCAAGGACGATCCGATCGGCACCACCGTCGAAGGCGAAATCGTCGAGATCCGTGCGGAACAGCAGACCGACTTCACCACCGGCGAACCACTGTTCTACCCCAACGGCAAGGTGAAGCCGCAGGTCGTCATCCACCTGCAGACCAGCCTGCAGGATCCCAACAGGGTCGGGGACAGCGGCATCCGCGGCGTGTACGTGAAAGGCTACAACATCGGCCAATTGCGTCTCGCATGCCGTCAGGCCGGAGTCGGGAACAGTCCGAACGTCGGCGACCATCTGAAGGCCACGTTCGCGCGCACCCAGCCGGCGAAGACCCGCGGCTACAACGACGCGAAGATCTACGACTACGTCGTCACGCCGAAAAAGCAGGCCGATCTGAACGCCGTGATGAACGACCCGCAGGCCACCGCGCCTCAGCAGCAGCCGCAGCAGGAGCAGTATGGCCAGCCCGTCACGTTCAACAATCCACCGCGACAGGAGGCGTTGACCGCGGCCGACAGGCAGACGATCAGCCAATTGGCGGCGGTCGGCAAGAACGCGCAGGAGATCGCGGGATTGGTCGGCAAGCCTGTCGAACAGGTCGTGAACGCGCTCGGCGCGGCCAGTGGGCACGAACCAGAATTCTAAACCCGTCGGTTTCGACGGGTTTAAACCCCAGCCCTATCGGTATCCAAGCCGACACCGCGAATGCGAAGGCGCGGAGGGCGCCAAATATCAACCGGAACACTCGAAAGGGAGAACGATGAAAGAACGGCACAAGTGGCACAGCGGCACGGCGGAAAGCCGGAAACACACGGCAATATGTGCCGTGTGTGCCAGACTGTGCCAAAAGTTTCGGCACAGCGGAAATCGTTGGAATTCCAACCAAACCAAACATATATATACAACTGTTCCAATGTTCCGTTGTTTCTTATATATGTATTTATTTTGGTGTTTTTTGTGTTGTGTGTATAGGCCGTGGAACGGCACACCAAACAAGGAGGTGAAAAAATGAAGGACTACCGCGAATACAAACCCATCCCGACCGAAGACCTGCCCGCCAGATTCGCAGGAATCTTCCACCTGCTCGAACTCACGTTCACGCCCGCGAACGACCACACGATCGTCACGACCATCGACGGACGCAACCTCCAACTCGTCTGCCAAGGCGGCACCGAGGAAGACCACCGCAAAAAAGAACCCGTCGTCGCCGCCGGCTACCAGAAAGCCATCTGGGAACTCCGCGAAGGCCATTTGCGCTACTGTCCAAGCCAGGACAGGCTCTGGCGTCGCGACCCCGACATGAGCGACCACGAAGGCGAGCGCCTCCTGCTCAACAGCTGGCATCCCGTCAAAACCATCGAGGACGAATACCACATCGGCGCCACCTCGCGCAGCAGCGAACGCAATCCGCTCTACAGCGCCGCCATCCTGCGAGAGGCGAAACGAAGCCAATGGTTCGAACAGGTCGAACGCGGCGTGCGCTGCGACCCATGCGTGTGGGTTCGCCGCGACGGCAAGGTCGTCTGTCTGAAGGACGAGCCGGACATCGCGGTCACCCAGACGTTCACGCCGGTCGGCATGGGCAACAAGGCGTTGGAGGACGCGAAGCGGATCCTCGAATGGTTGACCGTGGACGCGAAATCGTATGCGAACCTTTGCCGCATGTTCGCGACGCCATGGCTCGAACCGTTCAAACAACTGTCCTACGTGCTGTCCGGACATGGCGGTGATGGCAAGACGCTGATCGCCCGACAGGCTTTGCTGGGCGTGCTCGGCGTCGGCAAGGTGTTTCCCGGTTTCAGCGTGCAGGGCTACTGTTCCGGCGGCGGCTACACGCTGGGGCGCGAGTCGATGAACGATGAGATGGACGGCAAGGCGTTCGCCTATGACGATGAGGCGTGCGCGGTCACCGAGAACATGCTGCCTCTATTGCGCGCGTTGTCGACGGGTTCGCAGATGAACGCGCGAGTGACGGGAGGCAGGTATCGTGTCGTCACGCCGAGCGCGACGATGCTGTACCTGACGAACATGCAGTTCGCCGATTCGACCGAGAACAGTGATGTGCGTCGTTTCGTGAAGGTCGAGTTCCATCCGTCGAAGGGCCGTTCGTATGACCAGTATCATGCGATCGAGGGTTGGTGCAGACGGCATCCGGCCGCGTTGTTCGTCCTGTCGTGCCGCCTGTGGGAGGAGTCGGACGAGCCTGAGATCGTGAACCTGAGTCCCGCGCGTTCCATCAGCGATGAGATGTATTGGCTGGTCAGCGAGATCGCGACGAACGAGGAACAGTACGGCGAGCCGGCCGCGTCGAAGAGCGACTACCGCAAGGAATTCCATACGAGTGTGCCGCAATCGTTGATGGACGTGCTCGGTTTGGAGAACGCGCGTTCCCGCGCCCTGCCGGGCAATGGGCAGCCGCGAGTGGTTCGTGTCGCGAACCGTGACAGGTTCGACCTGTACCGCAAGGCCGCGTTGGGCGACGACGGTGGCGAATCGAAGGATCCGCGGCGGGAGGCTTTGTCGAAGCCGACCCGTGACCACATCAAGCCGATCGAGGGGCCGGCAGACTGTTCCGACATGGCGCGTCTGGTCGAAGCCGCGTTGGCGGGACAGGTCGGTTTCGCGCCCTGCGAGGGCAAGGCGCGCAAGCGTGGTGGTCCCGTCGACGGGAAGGTGTCGCTGTCGTGGAAGCGTTTGAACCCGAGCGATGAGAACCACGTGGATTCGACTGTCGTGACCGAAGGCATGGACCGGTATGCGGTCGTCCCGTTGGGCGAGTGTTTCGTCATCGACTGCGACAAGCCGACCGGTGACGGCGAGCCGGACGGATGGCAGTGGCTGCAGGCGTTGACGGGCGATTACGGCACTGACCGGCTGCCTGCCACGTTGGTGACCAGGACGCCGCATGGCGTGCACCTGTACTATCGCATGCCCGCCGGCATGAGCGTCGGCCTGTTGAAGAACGCGGTGCATGAGCAGAACCTGCCGATCGACCTGCGTGTCAGCAACAAGGGTTACGCGCTGGGGCCGGGCAGCGTGGTCGATGGGAAGCGTTACGAGCTGGCCGACGTGCCGGCCGGCGTCATCCCGGAGGCGAGCGACGCGATCATGCGCATGCTCAAGGATTTCGGCTACACGAACCAGCCGTCGAGGAAGGATGCGCCGACATTGGATCTGGGCGCGGTCATGGCCGACAGGCCTTCCGTTTCCACGTCGAACGGCGTGCCGGACATGACGCCCGTGCCGGAAGGCGAGCGCAACAGCACGCTGCACGCGTGGGCTTACGGCCGGCTGGCGAACCATCCGGACAATGAGCGGCAGATCCACGACGATCTGATTCGGCGTGGACGTGATTCCGGCTTGCCGGACGGCGAGCTCGACCAGATTTGGAAATCAATCAAACGAAACCTCGGATAAGGAGAACATGATGACCGAGAACAAGACCGATGACGTGTGGATGACCCGTGAGGAGGCCGCCGAATACGCGTGCACGACGGGGAGGACGTTGGCGACGCTCGCCTATAAGGGGCAGGGCCCGAAATATTACAAGCCCACAATCCACAAGGTGCTGTATCGGCGTTCCGACTTGGACGCGTGGATCATGGGTGAGGACGCGGAGCAGTGAAGCCTGAACGATTCGCAGCCCTGCTGTTCGCGGTCGCGTTGACGGCGAGCCTCATTATCGCGCCGCTGCTGGTCTATTTTCTGGGAGCCTGACGGTGAGACGAGCGCCGAAATGGATGCGGCTCATGGCCCCGTCGGGCAATCCCGCGCATCTCGTGCCCACCGTCTGCTCATGCGGGCGGTGGGTGTTCAGCGAACGCGACGTCGTCTGGCAATCATGGGACGCGGGAATCATCACCGGCGACGACCTTACGACAGCGATAATCCTCGGCCGCAGCCTCACCCGCATCAGCCGTATTCCGCAGGCGGGCACCATCCGATTGGAGACCGTCTTCGGCTCGAATGGCCTTGACCCGCACGGCGAATACCTGGGAGCCCACGATTGCGGGCTCATGCCCGTCAGCGTCAAACCATGCGAAAACAAGGATGACGAATTCCACTATTCCACGCTTGAAGGCTTCCCGAAGACACGGCCCGATCCGGACAATCCGGATCCATGGGCCGGACTGCCGGAAATCGAACTAACGTTCGATTCGGGGTGGCCAAAATGCTAAAATCACAACATATGGTAGAGAATCCGGAACAAACCACAACATGTAGTGTCTGCGGCCGCGAATGCGCGGCCGGCGACACCCTGTGCGCCGACTGTGATGGCCGTCTGCATGGTTGGCTGCGTGGTTATCCGGAGTGGATCGGCGCGTTGCGCGAGTTCCTGGACTCGACCGCCCATTACGGCGGCCACCAGCCGGGACGCGTGAACCTCGCATCCGCGCCCACTCCGGTCAGACTGTCGGTCCTCGACCACCTGCAGGAGATCGAGGACATGGCGGTCGCGTTATGGCGCAGACTGTACGCGCCGTCGGCGATGCCATGGGTCGACGGCAGACTCCACCCAACCATGCTGGAATGCCTGCGCGTGTGCGCCGACTGTCCACGCCTGCGCCGACTGCCGGACATCGACCTGATCTGGC